GTCGTAACACAGGCAGGCAATGGACAGAGAGTCGAGGTCTCCAACTCTGACCAGGATGATTTCATCAAGAACATCGTAACGATCCGGATCGAGGAGAGACTGGTCCTGGCCGTCAGAGTGCCGGCTGCATTCTGCATCGTCGGTGGCGACGAGTCCAGCTCCTAAAGATGATCAGCGTCATCACACCGTACTGGAACGCGGAGAGATGGCTGGGGAGATGCTGCAGTAGTATGCATCGGCAGATCGGCGACTTTGAATTCCTGCTCGTCAATGACCACAGCACAGACCAGGGCGAGATGATCGTCCGGAAGTATGCGGACATAGACGGCAGGTTCGTCGTACTTGACAACGAACGCCAAAAGGGCGTAAGCGGGGCCAGGAACACTGGCCTCGCTCATGCCCGTGGCGAGTGGATCACTTTTCTCGATGCAGACGATGAACTTATAGGCAGGGCACATAAGACGTTCAGAAAGGCCATCGCTGGATGCAAGGCAGCGAACATCATCCAGCTGAACCACATTCGGTATTATCACAAATTGAGCAAAGGCGTTGTGAAATACAACAACGCGCCGGGAATATATCATGCACCGGATCTGCCGGAGCCGTGGGTCGGAGTATGGAGCAAGCTGTTCAGAGCAGAGTTCCTGGAAGGAATTTGGTTCAAGGAAGGCATGCAGTATGGAGAAGACGGCCTGTTCGTGCTTGAGTGCCTGGCTAAAGACGAGAGGATATTCCAAGCGGAAAGAGATCTGCATGCGGTCAGGCATCACTTCGACAACGACCAGAGTCTGTCGCATATAAAGACTGCGGAAGACATAATAGCACAGATCGGTGAGTATGAAGCGTTCCTGCAAAAGCAGGACAGCAGGGAATTAAAAAAGCTCATCTGCCTGGATCTGACGAAACTGTGGGCAAGAGCTGCAAGGAGAATCTGATGAGGCATGACATTGTCTATATCCTCAAGGAGGACATCGGCGCTGAGGAGCTGAGGTATTCGCTACGGTCTGTACAGGCAAATTTCCCGCACAGAAGGGTGTGGTTCTTCTGCGGATGCCCGGACGGTATCACGCCGGATGGATATGTCCGGTTCAAACAGACCGGACGGAACAAATGGCAGAAGTCGACATCGACATTCCGGAAAATCGCAGAAACAGACGCTGTCAGTGATGACTTTTGGCTGTTCAATGATGACTTCTTTGTGATGCAAAAGGTCATAGATCTACCGTATATGATCCGGGGATCACTGACGGACAGAGTGGCCGGCATTCGGGAGAAACGAACGGTATCCGGTTATGCGAATGGGCTGGATACTGCGAGAGAATCGCTCGAAACGAGAGGGCTGACAACATATGACTACGCACTCCACGTGCCGATGCTTATAAACAAGCGGAAGGCCATAGAAGTGATCGACGAGTTTCCGGAGTGCCAGATGTTTCGGAGCCTTTATGGCAACTACTGGAAGGTAGGAGGCATAACGGTGCCGGACGTGAAGATCTACGACATGGAGGGGCTCCCTGAAGCAGGGCAGACGCTGCTGTCAACAAGCGACGCATCGTTCCGGGACGGGAAAGTAGGAGAATACATCAGAAAACGGTTCAAAAGACAGAGTAGATGGGAGAAAAGTAATGCTTAGAGTATATAGAATGCCGAACGGGCGCAAGTACAGATACGAAGAAGGCGAAGCCCCGGCAGGTGCTGTACTCGTGGGAAGATCAAAACCGAAAAAAACGGCGAAGAAAGAAACCGGCGAGAAAGCACAGGAGAAGAAGCCAAACAAGTCAAAGAAAACGACGAATAAGGCGAAGAAGGTGGCAGTGAAATGAGTCTTGCAACTACTTGGGGATACACATTGACAGAAACGGATAAGCTGACAGACATGCTGACGTTCCAGGAGTTCAATGAGTTCACCGGAAACAAGTATAAGGACGACCACAGAGTCGGACCAAACATTAAAGCAGTGTCGCAGGCGATCAGGAACTACTGCGGATGGCACATCTATCCATCCAGCAAGTGCCGGATGTCCACCACGTTCTTCGATCGGAGGGTGACGTTCACCGGGAGAGATCTCCTGATTCAGCTCCCGGCAAAGTTTGTTTCGATGGTCAGCCTCGTCGAAATCAATGGAGTGGCATATCAGACTGTCGCCTCGGATCCAAATGGGCTTGTCATGGTGTACGGAGTGGACGGATCCGGACTGCACGAGTATTCGCCAGTCGTGGTGGAATACACGGCAGGACTCCCGGATGAATTCATGGACAGTATCAAGGAACTGGCTGCACACCGGATAACACATGCGCTCGCGTCTTCCGGCGGGGTCCAGTCCGAGACTGCAGGAGGCGTGTCAATCACGTATTCGGCAAATTGGACGAATTCGGCGAGATCCACGGCGCTGGCAGATGACAACAAGGAAGTCATTCAGCCGTACAGACTGCAGGGGGTGTTCTAAATGCTACCATCATGGTTCAGACAAAGCGTGAAGCGGATACGCCCGGCTAAAAAGACAGTCAGAGGCAGCACGCTGCCGGATTGGGAGAATGCGGCTGAAGAAGAGATCAGTGGATGTTCCGTGCAGCCAAGCACGACATCACTGTCACAGGACGGGAGAGTGCTCGGGGTGGCGGAAAGCTATACGCTGTACATGCCGGCGGATGCCGATGTCCAGGAAGGTGATCGGATCATATTCGATTCGAAGCAGTTCGTGGTCAGAGGCATTCCGGGGTCGTGGGTATCGCCTACGGGCGCACTCAACAACAAACAGGTAACCCTCGAAAGGTGGGACGGCTGATGGCTGAGATCAAAATCGAATTTATCTCGGAAGGCTTCAAGCAGATCCTTAACTCGGAGGGGGCTAAGGCCCTTGTAGAGGGCAAGGCTGAAGAAATATGCGCGAGAGCGAACGCTAACGTCGGAGGCATCGAAACGGACGGCTACAGAGTGACCGTCATGAAAGGTGGCTATGGTGGCGGGCGCTGGATCGCACACGTGCAGGCGGCTGACTATGCAGCAGCTGCTGCTGAAGCGGAAAACAAAGCACTGACAAAGGCGGTGAAGTAATGAGCATCACGATCAATAGAAGCATAGATGTAGAAGACGCGATCCGGGAGGCTCTGTCGCCGTACATGACGACGTACTGCCAGCCATTGCCAGCGGACTTTGATGTACCGTGCATTCTCGTTCAGGCAACGGGCGGAGACACCGATGCTACTGCGGATGGTAGGGGCAAGGTCGATTCGTTCGTTGTAACGATAGATTCCAGGGCCAATGAAGAAGCAGAAGCCCTGGAAGCGCTCCGAAACGCTGTGGCAATCATCACGGAGACGAAGGGAGCAGGCTACGCTCACGCGGAAGTCAACACCCTGTATTCGTGGGGAGACGACCCGATTCGTCCGGATCTGGCGATGTGTTCGGCAGCACTGGTGGTCACCGCACACCGCGAAACCGTAAATATTGAATAACTATTGGAGGTACAAACATGGCTACACATGATACTAAACTTGGTATCGGATATGAGTCCGGGATGTTCTACCATGCTCCGGCTGGCACATCGCTCCCGACATATCCAACAGAGACACTGGCAGCTGCATGGAAGGAAGTCGGCGACGTATCCGGAGATGGCATCACGCTGACCCTGGATAAGTCCACCGAGAACCTGCGCAACTGGGCGAACAAGATCAAGCGCGTCATCGTATCGGAGCATACAGAGACTGTTCAGGCCCCGATCATGGACACCACAGAGGAAACACTGACAACCATGCTGGGCGAGGACGCCGTAAGCACCACCGCAGCAACGTCTGGACACGGCAAGCTCGTCACCGCATCGCTGTCCCAGGATAATCTTCCGGAAGAGGAAGCGTTCCTGTTCATCATGAAGGATGATGATGACTGCATTGCAATCGGATGCGAGAATGGCCAGATCACGGCGATGGAGAACGTCACGTTCGCACCGGGCGCTGCTATCACATGGACCCCGACCATCACGGCTCTGGAAGATGGATGGCAACTCATCATGGATGACGGACAGATTTCATCCTAACACTAAGTGCTAAAGGAGGACGGCATGGCTAAGAAGAAGGGTTTTAAGCTAACACATCATGATCCGTTTGTCTTCTATGGAGACAAGGGAGAGCATGAGATCCCACCACTCGAGAAGCTGACGTTCGATGACTGGAAGGACGTAGCGGAACTGGTAAGCAATGACGATACGGACACGAAGCTGATACTGGACTCCTATAAGGAGTTCTTTTTGCGTATATGCCCGGATCTCGGGGAAGAAGAGATCGGCGACAACCAGTGGCTTCAGTTCGGATCAGCATACTTCACCTCGATGGGGGAATTGTAAGCCTCGCGGCGTTTGTGACTGAGCATAGCGGGGCGATAGAGTACGACCTACTCACAAAAACTGGTCACGAATTACAGGACGTCGGACGCTCGCTGTCATGGGGAGCGTTGGCGTCCTTTGTTATGAATGTAAGCGGCGATTCGGCCCTGTCAGAGGAAATGAACGCCGATTATCACATCTGGGCCACAGCCACAAAGACGAACGGGATCCTTGCAGACATCTATGACATGCTGGCTCAGATAAATGCGAACCTTGTGGCAATCGGAGAAAGCAAGGCGAGCAAAACGCCGAAGATGTATCCTCGTCCTGGTGTGGAGGAGAAGCAGGAGAATGTGAAGCACTTCGGCAGCGCTCTGCCAAGAGGAGAGTTCCGTAAGTGGCTCGAAAAGAAGAGGAAAGAACGAAATGGCAGGAATGATTGAGGTCGGCAAAGCGACCATAACGATTATACCGAATATGCAGGGCGCACAGCAGGCTATATCTGCTCAGATGGGTGCAGCTGCTGCAGGGGCAGGGAAAACGGCATCAGCCGGAGCTGGTGCGGCCTTTTTGGGTGGTCTTGGTTCTAAGCTGGGAGCGCTTAAAGGTCTGTTCGCTGCGGCGCTTCCTGTAGCGGCAGCCGGAGCAGTCGGGAAGGCTCTGTTCGATGTGGGAGCAGAGTTCGACGAGATGACTGATACGATCATCGTGGGGACTGGTGCTTCAGGGAAAGCCCTTGAGGAGCTGCAGGGCGTGGCAAAGGGCATCGCAACTACTGTCCCGACATCGTTCGCGGATGCCGGTGACTTGGTACAGGATCTGAACACAAGACTGGGGCTGACTGGTGACACTTTGGAGACCGTCGGCACACAGATCGCGCAGGTCGGAGACATGACCGGCGAAGCATTCGACACAGAGAAGTTCGCAGGAGCGATGTCCGTATGGGGCACGGCTGCGGAAGACATGTCCGGGCAACTGGATACGCTGTTCGCTATAAGCCAGTCCACCGGAATCGGGATGAACGACCTGACCGGCATCATGGAATCAGCGGCACCGCAGATGCAGGCGCTCGGATATTCATTCGAGGATACTGCTGCCATGGCTGGACTGCTGGATAAGGCTGGCCTCGATGCTAACGGCACCATGTCAAAGATGTCAAAAGCACTGACCACCATTGCAAAGGATGGCGAAGAGCCGGCAGAAGCGATGAAGCGGGTTACGGAAGAGATCGGGAACTACATCGAGGAGGGCGATGAAGCTGCGGCTATCAGCGCAGCGTCGGACCTGTTCGGTACCAGGGGCGCAACGCAGTTTGTCGCTGCGGTACAATCTGGATCCATGTCCATCGAAGAGTTCAGCGATGCCATGGCTGATTCGTCCGGGGTCATCGGAGACACACAGAAGGAGACCATGTCCTTCGGGGAGCGTGTAGATGTCCTGAAGAACCAGTTCAAGGCGTTGCTTGAGCCGATGGGGTCAGCGGTCTTTAAGGGCCTGTCTGAAGCCATGACCTTTTTGACAGAGAAGTTCAGTGCCTTTGTCGATGGTCCGGGGCAGGCAATAGGCGACGCATTCCATAACATTGTAGACTTCGGGAAACAGGTTATTGACATCTTTGCAAATGCGTTCGGGAACGTGGCTGGGCTTGAGTCCTTCGGGGATGCCGCCAAGTCAACAACAAACACTATCTCACGGCTGTTCTCGGCTTTGAAGCCGGTGGCATCGCTCATGATCCGGCTGGGAGGGGCGATCATCCGCCCGCTGGCAAGGCTGGTCGGTGCTGTTCTGGGAGCGGCGTTCCGGACACTTATGGCAGCCATTAATAGGGCAATCACTGTATTGAACAAGGTCAAGAGTGTGATGAACACCGTCAAGAGTGCGTTCACCACATTCAAGAACGCAGTCACAAAGCCATTCAACTTCCTTGGCGGTCTGAAGCGTCCGCACATCGACATCCACGGGGGCAAAATTCCATTCGGCATCGGCGGAAAAGGTACAAAACCGAGTATCGACGTATACTGGGCCGCTCGAGGCGGTATCATTGACAGTTCGACTCTTATTGGCATAGGTGCCGGAGAGGCCGGAAGGGAAGCGATTCTTCCCCTTGAGAGAAACACCGGATGGATGGACACTCTCGCCGAAAAGATCGGAGGAGGGAACACATACAACGTAACACTCAACGCCAGCGCATCGGAGAGTCCGGAACAGTACGCACAGCGGTTCGCCCGTGAGCTTCGCCGGCAGGTGCGCATGGGCACGATATGAGGATAGATCATGGCAAAGACAGCACACAACACAGGGCTCTCGCTGAAGCGGAACAAGAACAAGTTCACGGCATCGTGGAAGCTGAAGGCGAAGAACATCGAGGAACAGAAGGTCAGATTCCGCACCTATAACGGGAAGAAGTGGTCCAAGTGGACGACCAAAAAGGTCAGCAAGAAGGCCACGACGTTCTCGTTCTCCTTGTCTCCGGCCAGGAAGATCAAGTACATAAAGGTGCAGACACAGGTCAATGCCGAGAAGCACAGCGCATCTTCGTGGGATGCGTCTTCGTGCAGGAAGACCCTAAAGGCGCCACCAGCGCCGACGCTCAGTGTGTCGAATGACAGCGCAAACAAGACCACGTTCACGTGGAGCATCAGCGCAAGCGATACGAACGAGCATTGGTACTACCGGTGCTACTACAGGACGAAGTGCGACGAAGCTCCGGATTCTGACGAAGGCTGGAGCGACTGGACGTATGCTTCGACAGGAAGCTACGAGTACACGGACAACAACGTGGGCGAGACCCGTATCTTCCAGATCTATGCCAAAGGGCCTGGAGGGAAGTCTGCGGTCAAGACAGAGCGACACATCATCGGCACGGCTCCTGCAGCGACATGGGGAGATCCGCCAGTATCTTACACGGAAGGCGCTTCGTACTATCAGATGACATACAACGTGAACATCAATGGTTCATCGTATGCCATCGACGAAGTCGTCCCACAGTATCTGATAGATCTTCCGACTGCCGGCATGGAACCGGAGAGCGGTGCGAGCTGGGTGGACGGATCCGAATACAGCTACAACGACAAGAAGTCTGATTATACGCTGGACATTACGACAGCATCCGTCATCGGCCCGGATGAATGCCTGTGGGCAAGAGTCAAGACCACCCATGATGACATTGAGTCCCATTCGGACGCATACAGGGTCATCACCGGAGCGCTGGCGAATCCTACGGCGACGATCACGATGGGGACTCCGACGCAGTCCGGCTTCACGGTGTCCATCACCATAGACGATGCCGGCACGGACGTTCCTGGGACCTATGTGGAAGTCTACCTCGAGAAGGCATCTGCTACAGGAATTGAAAACTATATCAAGATCGGCACGATCCCGAATGGGACCTCATCGGCTACCATCTCAAGCAGTATCGATCTGACGACAGAATCCGGCTATGGGATCCATGTGAGAAACGTCACAGCAGATGGGATCAGCATGGTGTCGGGGTTCTATTCCTATCAGACATCTATGCCGACGGCGCCGACGCTGGACGATGTATCGCCGACAACCACATCCGGCAAGGTCTATCTGACATGGACCAACAACTGGCCTGATGCCACAGGGACGGTCATCGCATGGACGCAGGATCCTGATAACTGGATGTCAAACGACGAACCGGACACCTATGAGGTCACGGAGAAGGCCAGCAACTGGTTCATCGTCGGACTTGAGACTGGGGTGAAGTGGTACTTCCGGATCAGATCCATCAGGGAAGAGGGCGAGAGCGTTACTTATTCGTCATGGTCAGCAGACGTGTCGGTAGACTTGTCCGAAGCGCCAGCAGTCCCGGTCCTGTATCTGTCAGATCAGACAATCACGGAAGACGGGATGGTGACTGCCTACTGGTCGTATGTCAGCACAGACGGAACCGGACAGATCGCCGGAAGCATCGTGGAAGCGACCAACTCCGGAGGCGTGTGGACATATGGGGATCCGATCGAGGCGACCACAACGGCACAGCACATCGACATATATGCAGCCGATAAAGGCTGGCAGAATGGTGACATCATCTATCTGGCGCTCCAGACACGTTCCGGATCAGGAGGCCTGTCAGAGTATTCGACTCCTGTACAGCTGGTTATCGCAGCTAAACCGACGGTGGCCATCACAAGCACCGGGCTGGCTCACACAGAGACTGTGAGAGAGCACTTCAGAGGAGATGCGGACACCACTGCATTTGATTGTGCTTATGACCTGTCGGCTGCTCCTACGGTCACGGTGGATGGTGAAGCGGTCGTTGGAGCGACTTACTTGGATGACATTGTCACGCTTCCATCTGCACCAGCTGACGGAGCAGAAGTGGTCATCACATACACCACTACGGACAACGAAGTGCTGACAGTGATGCCGATGACGGCTACAGTCACCACAGCGAATGCCAAGACGCTGACGGTGGCGATCGAGAGGGCTGTGACATATCCACTGGAAAGACCGGATGGGACCACTACAGAAGGTCCTCAGGGCGAGACGATCTACGTGGATACGGATGATGCAGATTCAACGAACAGCATCAGAATCGACCTCGACGATCTGCTTAGTGGCGGGCGACTGGACGATGGTGCATGGTACAACCTCGTGGCCACGGCATCCGACGCATATGGTCAGAGCGTAGAAGCCAGGAAGCTGTTTAAGGTCCACTGGTCGCATCAGGCATGGGAACCGACGGCGCACTTCCATACGGACTTCGAGAGGTACGCTGCCGAGATCACTCCGATCGCCGGTGGGAATTACATCAGCGGAGACACCTGCGACATATACAGACTCGGATTCGATGGCCCGGAGCTGATTTATTCCGGGGCAGAGTTCGGGACGAAATACGTGGATCCATATCCGGCATTCGGCAAGGAGAGTGGATACAGGGTGGTCACAGTCACAGAGAACGGCGACTACATCACCGAGGACGATGAGTTCGCCGAGTACGACACAACAGAGGCCGGCGGATATCCGCAGCTGAATCCTGGCACCATTGTCATTGACTTTGACACCCAGCAAATTGAACTGCCATATAACATCACGCTGAACAATTCATGGGAGAAGGACTTCCAGCGGACAAAATACCTCGGCGGTCATGTCACCGGCGACCATAACAAGGCGGTCACGAGAGATCTCGGGGCCACGACCGTACTGGTGCGTGGAGATGACGAGGCTATTGCCATGCAGATGCGAGCGCTGGCGAGATACGCAGGCCTGTGTCATGTAAGGACTCCGGAGGGCAGTTCCTTCACAGCGGACATACAGGTCGCAGAGACGCAGGCGTTCGATACACAGAAGATAAACTACAGCATCACCATCCAGAAGGTGGACACGGTCGGCTTCGATGGTATGACTTGGGAAGAATGGAGAGCATCGCTATGATCTGGAGCGACGGTTTTACAGCATCATACTATATCACCATCGTGGATCCGAAATCATGGCGGGACATCGCACGGATGGAGATAACTTCCGGGAGCATCGACAGGTCCGTGACAGACATGCTGGAGTCAGCGGACATCCACATGACGGAGCTTCCGGAAGGCGGTGAGGCATGGATAAGGATATGGCTTGACGCGGATCAGGGCGGGATCGAACACGTCCCGCTCTTCACAGGGCTGACATCAGCTCCATCGAGGGACATCGACGGACGCAGGAACGGCTTCGACGTGGAGTGCTATTCGGTGCTCAAACCAGTGAACGACATACTGACGGAGCGTGGAGCATACGTCCCGACAGAAGTGGTCGCTCCGAATGCTGCAGCGAGGATGCTGCGCACTGGGGTGGCTCCGGTCGTGGTCGCAGATGCTCTGGAACTGCCACAGCTGACCGATGCCATCATAGCGGAAGACGGAGAGACCAATCTGACGCTGGCAGACAAGGTGCTGTCAGCCGTAGGGTGGCGGAAGCGCATCGACGGGCAGGGCATCATCTATGTAGAACCGGACAACACCAACACCGTGCAGGTTTTTGACGCGGTGGACAACGATGTCATCGAGATGGCTATGACGGACGAGCAGGACTGGTACTCGTGCCCGAACGTGCTCCGGGTGATCTCCGGAGATCTGACCGCGATCGCCATGGACACGGATCCTGAGTCGCCACTGTCTACGGTGGCTCGGGGCCGTGAGATATGGGCACAGGAGTCATCGCCGGCACTGGGCACAAATGAGTCCATCGGCGCGTACGCGAACAGGAGACTCCGGGAGTTGCAAAGCCCAGCACGGACGGTAACCTATTCAAGACGATTCGATCCGAACGTAAGGCCGGGCGATGTTATAAGGATAAACCACCCGGAGATCCAGATGGACGGAGCATTCCGAGTGGAGTCCCAGAGCCTTGAGCTGACATATGGATGCAGAACAAGCGAGACGGCGAGGATGATATGAGCAAGGTAACAAAAAGGTTTATAGAGGCGATGAGAGCCGCCATGAAGCAGACCACCACTGGGTATGACACCACAGCGGTGGTCAAGCGCATCGAAGGCGGCACAGCATGGGTGCATATTCCTGGCGGAGTGGACGAAACGCCAGTCAAGCTGACCA